CAGCATGGCGGACCTCCACGAGGCTTACTCGTGGCTCGTCAGCTCCGACGAGGCGAAAGGGTTCGAGTCAATCGCTATCGACAGCATCAGCGAAATCGCTGAGGTCTGCCTCATCGCAGAGAAGCGAACGGCGAAGGACCCGCGGCAAGCCTACGGCGCGATGATCGACGCCATGTCCGAGGTCATCAGGGCATTCCGCGATCTCCCGCGACACGTCTACGTCTCCGCCAAGCTGGACAAGTCTGCCGACGAGCTCGGCAAAATCAGTTACGCCCCGTCAATGCCTGGGGCGAAGTTGGGCCAGCAAATTCCCTATTTTTTCGACGAGGTTCTCGCGCTCCGCGTTGAGCGGAGCGAATCCGGCGAGCCCGTCCGCGGGCTCTTGACTCAAGGCGACGGCATCTGGACCGCCAAGGACCGAAGCGGGCGTCTTGACGCCTGGGAACCCGCCGACCTCGGCGCGGTCATCGGCAAAATCGGAGGCGCGAAATGAACGAACTAGACACACTCGCCGCAGCATGGTCCGCGGCAAAGACCGCCGAAGGCGAAGCCGTCGAGGCCCGCCGCGCAATCGAGGACCGACTCGTTGCGCTCCTCGCCATCCCCGAGGGCAAGGAGGGCACGACGAACGCTTTGACCGAGCAGGGCATGGTCATCAAGATTGTCGGGCGGCTGAATCGGAAAATCAACACCGATCGCCTCCAGGAGCTCGCCACCGAGCACGGCCTCACCGAGCACCTGACGGCGCTCTTCCGCTGGAGCGCAGACATCAACGCTGCCGCGTGGAAGAGCGCGTCAGGGGCAATCACAGCCCCGCTACTAGGGGCCATCACGACGACCGCAGGTCGTCCCTCATTCAGCATCAGCAAGGACTCGAAATAATGGAATTCTCCTTTGACACCGCCGAAATCCCCGTCTCCGACCGCTCTTTTGAGCTTCTGCCCGCGGGCTGGTACGCGGCGACAATCACAGGCGCGGAGTCCCGCGACACGAAGAGCGGCACGGGGAAATATCTCCGCATCGAGTTCACCCTCGCCGACCCTGCGGGGCGCAAGGTGTGGTCAAATTATAACGTCAAAAACGACAACCCCGCCGCCGAGTCAATCGGGCGGCAGCAGCTCGCCGAGGTCGTCCGGGCCATCGGCAAGAAGGCCGTGCGAGACACCGACGAGCTTCGCGGCTGCGCCCTGAGTATCAAAGTGAAGGTTCGCGAAGCGGCCAACGGCTACGAAGCAAGCAACGAGGTCGCAGCCGCAAAGGCCCTCGAAGGCTCCGCGCCGACGAAGGCCGCGACCGCCGCGACGAAGGCCACGCCGCCATGGGCGAAGAAGTGATGCAGCCGATTGGGGGGCCGTCGCTTGCGGGCGGCTCCCCGCTTCGGGTGGGCGACCGCTTCGGGCGGTTGCTCGTCACCGCGACGGTCCCTCTCGTCGCGCTCTGCGACTGCGGCCAGCTCGTCACCGACCGCAAAGCGTATCACCTGACGCACAATCGCCTTCGCTCCTGCGGCTGCCTACGTCGCGAGCGCATCGCGGTCCCTCACGAGTCGGCGACGTGGACCGGGATCCGCTGCCTGAACCCAGGCGAGAAGGTCCGGTTTCAACGCTTCGCGGTCATCTGCAAGCGCTGCAATCATCCGAGCGAAGTCGGCTACCCCGCGCTCGTAACGCGCAAGCAGCCGCGCCACGGCTGCGCACGTTGCGCCGTAGCGCATCGCCGGGGTCGCTGGGCGCTCCCGATCTCCGAAATCGAAGGGCTCGCCGTTAAGGCGGCGATGCGCGCAGCGGCGAAGGCTGTTGCGGGAGATGAGGCATGAGCAACGACCTACAGCACCGCCTCGCGCTCCTGCTCGCAGCAGAGAGCGAACGCGCCCTCACCGCCGAGGAGCGGCTGGAGCAAATGGCCCGCGAGCGCGACAAAGAGCGAGAGGAGTGGGCGTCTCGACGTTGCGAGTGCAGCGCGTCCGACTCCTGCAAAATGGCTCGCGAGCGCGACGAGGCGCGGGCGCAGCTTGCAGAGCTGGCAACGAAGAAAGAAAAGCCATGAAAATCCCTGAACCCAAGCACACCATCGCGGCCCTCGTCGACGCAAGCCACGAAGCGCAGCGCTCGTCGCACGCCGAATGCTTCCGGCCCCACATGGGCGCGTCCACGCTCGGCGAGAAGTGCGAGCGCAAACTATGGCTCGGCTTCCGCTGGGCGGTGCGCGAGCGATTCCCTGGTCGCATCCTGAGAGTATTCCGAAGGGGCCATCGCGAGGAAGAGACCGTCGTCGAAGACCTTCGAGCGATCGGAATGAAGGTGCGCGCGACGGGCACCGCGCAGACGCGCGTCGAGTTCGGCTCGCACGTCTCGGGAAGCATCGACGGCATCATCACCGCAGGCGTGCCCGACGCGCCGAAGAAGGCGCACGTCCTCGAAATCAAGACGCACGCGAAGAAGTCGTTCGACACGCTCGAAAAGGACGGCGTCGAGAAGGCGCACCCGAAGCACTACGCGCAGGTGCAAGCCTACATGCTCGGAACGGGCGTCGACCGCGCGCTCTACGTCGCCGTTTGCAAAGACGACGACCGGCTGTACACCGAGCGCGTCGAGCTTGACAAAGAGCGCGCCGAGAAGCTCGTCGCACGCGGGCAACGCATCGCCCTCGCCGACGAGATGCCGCCGCCGATCTCGACCGACTCGACGTGGTTCGAGTGCAAATGGTGCAGCGCCCACGACCTCTGCCACGGCTCGAAAGTCACGCAGGAGGTCAACTGCCGCACGTGCGCTCACTCGACGGCGACGCCTGAGAGCACGTGGACGTGCGCTCGCAACGGCGACCACGTGATGCCGACCGACTGGATGCGAGAGGCGCACGACTGCCACGCGCTGCACTGCGACCTCGTGCCGTGGCCCGTCACGTACGCCGAGGGCGGCGACGCGGTGCACGTCATCGACGGGCACGAAGTGAAGGGCTTCGCTTCGACCGAAATCGTGGCGAACCCGAAGGCGTGCATCGACCCGCCCCTAGTCGCGCTCCGCACCAAATTCGGCGGGAGAATCCTCGGATGAAGCTGCGCATGTACCAGCAACGCGCGATCGACCAGCTCTATGCCTGGTTCGCCGCGGGCAACGCAGGCAACCCGTGCCTCGTCCTTCCGACGGGGAGCGGCAAGAGCCACGTCATCGCCGCGCTTTGCGAAGACGCCCTCACGCAATGGCCCGAGACGCGCGTGCTCATGCTCACGCACGTCAAAGAACTCATCGAACAGAACGCGGCGAAGCTGCGCGCACACTGGCCCGGCGCGCCGATGGGGATCTTCTCCGCAGCCATCGGGCGGCGTCAGCTCGGCGAGCCCATCACCTTCGCGGGCATCCAGTCGATTCGCAAACGCGCCGCCGACGTCGGGCACGTTGACCTCATCATCATCGACGAAGCGCACCTCGTCTCGCACAAGGACGAGGGCGGATACCGAGACTTCATCGCAGACCTCGCGAGCATCAACCCCGCGCTCCGCGTCATCGGACTCACCGCGACGCCGTACCGCCTCGGGCACGGCATGATCGACCAAGACGGCGCGCTCTTCTCCGCGCTCATCGAGCCGGTCAGCATCGACGAGCTCGTCCACCAAGGGCACCTCGTGCGACTGCGGAGCAAGTGGACCGAGTTCGGGCTCGACACGGAAGGCGTCCACACGCGCGGCGGCGAGTACATCGAGAGCGAGCTCCAGAAGGCCGTGAACACGCCGCAGCAGAACGAGCGCACGGTGCGAGAGACGATCGCCCTCGCAGGCGACCGCAAGAGCTGGCTCTTCTTTTGCTGCGGCGTTGAGCACGCGCGCGACGTTTGCTCCGCGCTGCAACGGGAGGGCATCGCTTCGGATTGCATCACGGGGGAGACGCCGAAGAAGGAGCGCGAGCGCATTATTTCCGAGTTCAAAGCGGGGAGGCTGCGCGCGCTCACGAACGCAAACGTGCTCACAACGGGCTTCGACCATCCGGGCGTCGACTGCATCGCCATGATGCGCCCGACCCTCTCGCCGGGTCTCTACGTGCAGATGGCGGGGCGAGGAATGCGGCCCGCCGAAGGCAAAGCCGATTGCCTCGTCCTCGACTTCGCGGGCGTCATCGAGACGCACGGCCCCATCCTCGACGTGCGCCCGCCGAACAAGGCGAAGAAGGGCAAAGGCGAAGCGCCCGTGAAGGTCTGCGAAGCCTGCAACGAGCTCGTGAATCCTAGTGCGCGCGTGTGCCCCGCGTGCGGGAACGAGTTCCCCGCGCCCGAGGAGAAGGCCCTTGTCCTGCGCGACGTCGACATCATGGGCGGCCCTGCCTCCGACGTGCACGAGCTTGAGGTCGACGCCTGGGAATGGCGGCGGCACGTAGGGCGCAGCTCAGGCAAGGAATCGCTGCGCGTGCGGTACTATTCCGGTCTCACCGATTCCGTTGACGAGTACCTGACGATCTCCCACGACGGCTACGCAGGCGACAAGGCTCGGCGACTGCTGGCGCGCATCGCGACCGACGCGGGCCTCTCGCCTGGCTGGGCGCTATCCGACGACCTCGACGAAGTAGCGCGCATCATGAATGCCGCTGCGTCGCCAAGCGTGGTAAGATACACGCAACGCGGCAAATTTGCCGAGATATTGACCCGGAGATGGACGCATGACCGCAGTCAGAACGTGGCTTGAAACCCTCGCGAATCCTCCTCGATGCTGCGCATCGTGCGACCACTACGCCACCTCATCGGGCGGCTACGAAGAAGATGCAATATGCAAGAAATACGAAGCAAGGCCGCCCCGCGAGTTCGTCGAGGAACCAAACGAGTGCCCGCAGTGGACGGACCTGCTGCCGTACTGACCCGCACCGAGCACGTTGAGCAGCGCGAATTCGTCCGCTGGTTTCGGCAGACGTTTCCCGCCGTGCGCATCCTCGCCATCCCGAACGGCTCGCAGCGCAGTCGCACGACGGGCGCGAGGCTGAAGGCCGAAGGCGTCGTCGCAGGCGTGCCCGACCTGCTCGTGCCCGCGTGGAGCCTCTGGATCGAGATGAAGCGCGCCGACGGCGGGACGACAAGCGCGATGCAAAAAGACTGGCACCGCTACCTGGAGTCAATCGGCCACACGGTGCTTGTTTGCGCTGGGTTTCTCCAGGCGAAAAGCGATTTAACGGCGCATCGCGCCGCACACTGAAAGAAGAACATGATCGACGCTGACATCGTAGGCCGCATCGCCATCCGGCTCGGGCGAGCCTTCTCGCAGAAATGGGCAAAGGCCATCCCGTCCGACACGGAGTGGAACTGGGAGACCGCGAAGAACTACGCGCAATGGGTTCCCTCTCAGCGCCCGGTGAAGGTCGATGGCGGCACGATCTCGTTCCGGCATCGGAGCAGCTCAACGGCGTGGGAGGTCTCGCCGACGTGCGTTCGCGTCGAGTGCGTCGCCAAGGGCGACGGGCTGCAAGCGCTCGTCGAAGCGAACATCGTCGACGGCATCCCGCTCGTCATCGCCATCCTGCCGAGCTTCGGCTCGATGCAGCCATCCGACATCTGGCGAGCCGACCGGGCCATCACGTCGGTCTGCGCGGGTCCGTGGCAATCGCTGCACAGGCTGACGCCCCTATCGGTCATCGCGCAGGCGTTGCCCGAGTACGTGCCGAGCGAGCCCGCGCGGCTGACGTATATCGGCGACCACATCCTCGCAACGCACGAACCCCTGCACGCCGCGATGGCTCGCGGGGGCCATCGGTTCTTTACGTCATGGTCCGCCCTGGTGACGCGATGAGCGTCCCGATCGGCTCCACCTACGACTGGCGCTGCCCCTGCGGCGCAACGGCATCGACCGAGCGGCGCGGAAACGTCGTCGACCTGCCGAAAGGCTGGATCTGCAAGCCAGAC